TCAATATTGCTCTCGCTGGTACTGGTGTTGGTAAGTCTTTGTTTATGTGTCATTGTGCCGCAGGTGCTATGGTACAAGGCAAAAATGTATTATATCTCACCCTTGAAATGAGTGAAGAAAAGATTGCAGAAAGAATAGATGCAAACTTATTGAATGTAACTATTGATGATTTGATGGATTTACCAAAAGATATGTATGATAAGAAAGTTGCCAGAGTTCGTGAAAAGACTACTGGTAAACTCATCATCAAGGAATATCCAACAGCATCGGCTTCTGTAATTCACTTTCGGACACTTTTAAATGAACTTAATCTCAAGAGGTCTTTTGTACCTGACATTATTTTTATTGATTATCTCAACATATGTTGTTCAAGTCGTATTAAGGCTGGCGCAAATGTTAACTCTTATTCATACGTCAAAGCAATCGCTGAAGAGCTTAGAGGACTTGCGGTGGAATATAATGTTCCTATTGTATCTGCGACACAGACTACAAGGTCCGGCTTTACTTCAAGCGATCCAGGCTTGGAAGATACGAGTGAAAGTTTCGGGTTACCTGCAACGGCAGACTTGATGTTTGCTTTGATTTCTTCTGAAGAACTAGAAGAACTTGGCCAAATCATGGTGAAACAGTTGAAGAATCGATATAATGATCCAACATTCCATAAACGATTCACCATTGGTATTGATAGAGCCAAAATGAAATTATTTGATATCGAACAGGCTGCACAGAATGGTATTGCTGATGCTGGACATAAAGGTCAAGATAAACCTTTAAATACATTTGGTAGTAATGAACGCAAAGATAAATTTAGTGGATTTAAAGTATGATATTAGAAAGAGAAGATGCCTTGGTTTGTGCCAAGGCCTTTGCTGATTACTTCGGTAACATCACCAGTATCGAACAATACATGCGTGATGAAAAGTTAAAGAACTTGGATAATATTCCATCTTCTATCTTTCCACCAGAAGATGATTTGTTTTCAGATTTCACTATGCACCCCAATGATATGGATATCGATGTGGTAGAAATACCAAATGAGCAATGGGAAACATTACTTGCCATCACCTCTTCACACATCAATAAAGCACCAGTTGGTAGAAATATACAGTTGGCAGCTATAGAAAAGAACACAGGAAAAGTTCTAGGATTCATTCGTTTAGGTTCACCAGTAATCTATATGCGTCCTCGTAATGAACTTCTTGGACAAGTGTTCTCGCAAAAACCAGACACTACCAAAAGATTTAATGATTCTGCTATGATGGGTTTTGTAATTGTACCAAGTCAACCGTTTGGTTATAATTATCTTGGTGGTAAACTTATGGCTGGTATCTGTACCAGTCATGAAGTGAGAGAGATTGTAAACAAGAAATATGGTATGAATCTTTGCTTATTTGAAACTACCAGTTTATATGGTTCAACTAAAGGTGTTTCACAATATGATGGTATGAAACCATTTATCAGGTACCAAGGTGAAACCGATTCTGATATGATTCCAATGATGCACGGAGAAAGATATACACAGTTAAAAGAGTTTGTAGAAAGTAAAGTTGGTGATATTTTGGAAGGCGATATTAAGTCGACCAGTAGAAAACTGAGAACTTTCACTAAGATTATTGCTCTAACTAAGGCCGCCTTGAAAGGAACACCAGAAGGTGATGAATTCTTAGAAACTATTGAGAACGCCAAGAAGTTAACTGAAAAGAAAAGATATTATACATCAAATTATGGGTATAATAACTACATTGATTACTTGGCGTGTAAAACAGATACACTAGTACCTGGAGAGAACTATGAAAAACATTCTTTGGCAAACATTATTGAGTGGTGGAGAAAAAAGGCAGGAAGTCGTTATGAGAGCCTTAAAGATGAGGGCCGACTCCGCACAGAATTGGAAGTGTGGACAAACAACACCAACATTGACATTATTCGGTAAATAGGTTACAATAAATACTCCTTAATAATATTGGATTATTTACATGGCATACACATTTTTCCCTAAATCGGCTACTGAGATTCAGAAAACCTTAAAAGGTGATAAGTATAAAATTTCTGAAATCATCAATCTCTTTGGAGCTCTTAAAAAGATGTTTCCAAAAGAACCTACACCTATTAATATTGACCCACTTAAAATAAGTAAAATCAATGTTACTCGTAGACTTTCAGGTGAAGTTGATTTAAAACAATTAAAATCAAAAACTAAAATCAGTAGAATCACCATGAAGTTTGGTGAAGGTTCTTCTGGTGGTCGTGGAGTAAAAAATCAAGGTAATGCCTTCGAAAAAACATTTGCTACAGCCATTGAAAAATGGTGGAGTGGTGAACCACAAGATTTGAAACTTACTGGTGCAGTTGAAGATGTTGCTGACATTTATAAGTTAAAAGAATTGAAAGAATTGAAGGTAGAAATTGAGGTTAAAACTGTTGGTGAATTAAACAATAGACGACCATTGGTATACTCACCAAGAGTTTTGATTTCATCTAAGATTCCTGTAAAAGATAATAATTTAGGTCCTGTTGTTAGTGATGTTACTTTAATTTCAAATAAGAAAGAATACTATTTAAGTTTAAAAACATCAGGTACAGTAACGTTTTTCAATTCTGGTATTAAGAGTGTTTTCCTTACCTCAGAAATTAAGAGTGGCCAAATTAAAAATGATAATGGTGTTAAACTGTTAAATATGTTTAATATTAGAAATGAATTGTTTTGTGATATTTACAACGGTAAATTGAAACAAGGTTATTCGGAAGATGTTTGGCAAACCATGAGTGCAGACCAAAAGAGTAGTCTTAAAGAATTTTTAAAATCTGGTATTGGCCACGGATATACGATAGTTCACAAAATTGGTGGTTCAATTAAAGTATATGAAATCAATAAGAAGTATATGGAACTTGCAGCAACTCCATTATCTTGCAGAGTGTATTACGGTGGAAAAACTGGTACAGGAAAAAGAATAGATATGGAGATAGAAACACACAAATATGTTTTAAAAGTTAATATTCGTGATACACAAGGACATGACGGATACCCAACAAGAATAATGTGTGATTATAGTTACAAATAAAGGTAAATTATGGGATTGATTGATTTTGATAAATTGGCTAGACAATATGCCACACATGAAGATGATTTTGGTTTCTCTGCTATTGGTGAAGAAGAATATAATGCTCGTATTGCCAATGAAGTGACCAAAGTAACTGAACCTGTCGAATCTAAAGCTAAAGATTATAGTCGTAGATTACAAGAGTTGGAAAATATGATTGTTCCTTTTCTTACAAAACTACATTCAACTGGTGATAAAGAATACATTTACTGGCCTAACCGTAAACCTGCAATTGAAGCACAAATAGAGAAAATTTTAAAACTAACTAGAGATTGATATTATGAAGCCATTGGTGACTGTGATTACACCCACTACGGGTGCGCCTTATCTCAAAGAGGCAATTGAATCTGTAATGAAACAAACTTATGCCAATCTGCAACATCTTATTGTTGTGGATGGTGAACACAAAAATGCTAATTTAATTTTATCAAATTATAATTTAAAGCATATCGATGTAATCAACCTCCCTTATGCAACAGGAATAGACCGTTATAATGGCCACCGTATCTACGGTGCAATGACTTATCTTGCAAAAGGTGATTATGTCATGTTCTTGGATGAAGATAACTGGTTGGAACCTAACCATATTGAATCGTTGATGGAAGTTATTGATAGAGGCAACCAATGGGCTTTCTCTCTCCGTAAAATCACCGATACAGATGGTAACTATGTTTGTAATGATGATTGTGAATCGTTAGGTAAATGGCCGTCATGTTTAGGTGAACAGGATTACTTTGTGGATGTTGGATGTTATTTCTTACCTAAGAATATTGCACTACAATGCACACCACTATGGTATCGTAAGGCAAGAGAACCTGGTGTTCCTGAAGTTGACCGTATTCTATCTCATGTATTAAGAGAGAATAAATTGACCTGTGATACAAATGGTCTATATACTCTTAA